CAGGAGGTGCAACTCATCGCCGGTAACGGGACCGAGGTGTGGGACCGGCGTTGCGACGATGTGGTTAAGATAGCCTCCGACGGAACCCCATACGTCGAAGTAGCGAACGCCGCATACTGCTTCGACAACGTGTTGCGATACCCCATGATGGACTACATCGACCTATACTCCCGACGCCTCGCCCACATCGACCGCACCATCGACGAGAACGTTCTGGCCCAGCTCACCCCCTGGGTGCTCACCTGCTCGGAGGAGGCCCGCACAGATACGGTAAACTACTTCAAGCAGCTTGTAGGACACGAACCCGCCATCATCCAGAACGAGGGGTTCAGCTTCTCGGCGCAGGCGGGGGTCCTCAACACCCAGGCCCCTTTCATCGCCGACAAGCTCCACGACCTAAAAATCGACCTCATCGCCGACATTATGAACTACCTCGGGACCGACTCCATGAGCGGCGAGAAGCGTGAGCGCATGATTCAGGGTGAGATGGACTCCAACAACGAGCAGATTGCACTTTCAAGGCACTCACGCCTCGATGCCCGACGCCAAGCGGCAGACCGGGCCAACGAACTGTTTGGCACCGATATCAAAGTAGAGTGGAAAATCAACCGTCGGGCCGACAACGAGGTTGCTTTGGATGACTTCAACACCCAAGGGGGTGACGCAGCAGATGAGTCCTTCGCCTACCTCGAATAACGTCTACCAGGTGAACCCCGCAATCGGCATCGGCCAGCAGTACAACATGACTCTGTATGACGTGCTCAACTACGGCTACGACCTGGGGCTTGCGGACTACCCAATCTGGGACGAGTCAAAGCGTCAATGGCTTAACGACCTTGTCGTAAACCACTTCATGTGGCGGGAGATACGCGGGGAGACGCCCTACCAGTTCATTTACTTTTTGAACCGCATGATGGTAGAGCACATGCCGACGCTAAACCCCATCTTTGCAACCCTCGAAAGCATTAGCGCCGACGAACTCTCCCGCACCTCGAAGTCTAAGACCGACCACGTGAGCGACTCCACCGTGAACGGCAGCCAGACCGCAGACGCCTACAGCTCCCGCAACCCAAAGGAGACCATGGTAGGCAAAGACCCGACGCTCTACTACGACGCCGGCCAGCACAACACCGGTAAGAACTCGGCAGCCAACCACCTGCAAGACAGCTACCAGAACGACACCTACGGTAACGTGGTCGTCGGCTTGCAGCAGTGGGCGCTCGGCGTTAACAACGCCCTAGAGATGCTGTTCACGAGCCTAGAGGTCTGCTTCTGCCAGTTGGTACGACCGAACATCAACGTGTATTAGGAGGTCAGTATGATTGACGAATCCTGCAAAGTCCCCCGCGAAAACCTGGACGACGGGTTCAACCCGTGCCGAAATCAGGTCGTGGAGAACGGGGAGCTGCGCCAGTACGCCCACATGTACGACGTTTCATCCCT